AACCACCTCCGGTACCAACATAACCTCCGCCATTTCCATACCCAGCACAAGTACTAGTATTTATAAAATAGCTAGTACCCCCAGATCCGCCAACGACAACGGTGTAGGAGTTGCCAGGAACAACAGTAATGTTGTTTTTCCAACCTAAACCACCACCACCGCCGCCATCATTACCTCCACCGCCAACACAAACTACACATACTGATGTAACACCTGCTTCAGGTATAAAGGTGTAAGTTCCTGGAGACGTATAAACAGCATCTTCAGCAGCCGCAGTGCTAACTGAAGAACCAGCTACAACTTGAACAGCGCCCGTCATGAAATTGCTCCAGTAACTACACACGCTGTAGAGGAATAAAACACAATAGACGCAAGACCTCTTGCAGCAAGCGTTATGGTACTGCCACCACCTTTATTAACAGTTGACCCAGATATGTTTGCGGTCGTGATGTTAAATGTCATCGTAATGCTTGTTGTGTTGGTGTTAATAATGGAAACAACATCACCGTCAGCAAATGTGCTATTTGGCACAACGATAGATCCACCAGACCCTAATTGAACATACTTACCAACATCGCCCACTGCAAGGGTATAGCTTGAGGTTTTGGTCCCTGTATTAGGAATATTCCTAAAACCCGTCGTCATAGTCTCAGCGGGGAAAGTAATTGTGTAGTTAGTTGCGCTTGAATTAGCACTTGCAAATGTTGAGTATCCAGTACTTGACCCTAAGAGACGCGGAGTAGTTAGCGTAGGTGAGGTAGAAAAAACAACCGACCCTGAACCTGTTGTTGACGTAGTTCCTGTCCCGCCACTAGCCACCGGAAGGGGTGTGCCAAGCGTCAGTGAAGAAAAATAAGTCGCTACGTCAACAACGTTGGTACCGTTGCTGTAGACCATCATGGTCACGCCGTTGGGGATTGTGATCCCCGTGCCTGATGCGCCTATGACTTGTATGGACTGAGAACCCGTTGTTGCATTCTTAATGATGTACAGCTTCTGTATGGGGCCGGTGCCAGTTTGGTTGTTAGGGATAACGAGGTTGCGTGTGGCGGACAGCGACGTAGATGAAGTGAGGTTTAAGTACAGGTTACGTGATGTTTGGCTGGAGTTACCGTCTGCTAGCGTGAGAGATGTATTAGCGTCTGAAGCGAAATTAACTGTCGCGTAGCCGACAATCGCCTGTTCAAAGACGTTAGAGAACGCGTTGTTAGTGACCGTACCCCAGGTGCCACTTTCTTCGCCGGTACCGATGAGTTGAACTTTGAGGTTGGTTGAGTAGGTACTCATGCTTGATCCTAACTATTGGTGTTAATCAGCACCCATCCGGCGCTTTGCACGTTGTTAATCTGCGTCCAGTTGGCAAACTGCGTATCGTCAATGTCTTGCCAGAAGAAATACCCGTTGACTGTAGCAAAGACCGAGAGCGTTTCCAAGATGGAGTCATTCAATACGATGCCGCCGCTAATGGCATCCTCCACCGTAATCGTATCTGACAGGGTGACTGAGAAGGTGTTTCCTGCTGTGACGATGCTATCTGCAACGGTAATGCTATCTGCAAGCGCAGAGATAAAGTTAAGCCCAGCCGCGTAGGTGTCTGCTAGCGTGATGGATTCGGCAAGGCTGGGGTAAGCGTCATAGCTCGTGGTGAGCGTGGTTGTGAGCGTGATGGAATCGGCAAAGCTATTGGTGTACTGCGGCCCACCGATAAAGAGATCTGAGACTGTGATGTAGTCGTCAAGGTAAATGTCTTGAGTAATAAAGCTTGATATAGAGTCGGCAACGGTAATCGTGTCAGTCAGGGCGTTAACAAAGATCGCTGCCGCTGAGACCGTATCTGCTAGGGTAAGACTATCTGTGATGGTGTTAACGAAGTCAGCCGTGTTCGTAAGGCTGTCTGTTAGCGTGATGGTGTCTTGTGTTGCGTCGTTGTAGATGATGGTGTTGGTTGACGCATCCGTCAGGGTGATCGTGTCAGTGACGGTATTAAAGAAATCCAGACCTTCCGTTAGGCTATCCAGTACCGAGACCGATTCCAGCAAAGCTGCGACAAAGCTTGCCGCTGCCGTATACGTATCACTGAGTGATATGGTGTCCTCTGTAAAGACCGATAGGGTTGCCTGTGTGGTGAGCGAATCAGTAAGGGTTAGGCTATCAACTAGCGCCTCGGCAAAGTCCCCTGTGTTGGTTAGTGAGTCTGTCAGCGTGATGGTATCGGTTAGCGCATCCGAGTAAAAGCCTCCCGTGGTCAGGGTGCCAGCAAATGGTGCCGAAGCAAATGGCGCTGTGCCGAACATGATTAGCCTAGTGGGAAGGGTCCGGTGGGAGATGCAGTGATGGTTCTAGCTATGCCTTTGGTAATGCGAAGATCGTCTATATATCCATACCACTCATAAGCTGTTGCGCCACCCCATCTGCCTACGTAAAAAAATGAACCGACATCAAGAAACCCGCCTGACTGAGTTGCTTGAGAAACTGTTTTAGAAGTCCCGTCAACATACATAGAAATTACGTTGCTGCTATTTCTTGTTATTGCTATGTAATACCACTGATTTTGAGAAAAGGATTGCGTACAACTTGCAATAGTTCCAGCAGTCGTCCCCAACTGAAACTCAATGCCTGAAGAGTTTATAAACAAATATTTACTTGATCCTGGAGTGCCGCTGTTGTAATCACTCAGAATTGCTCTGTAGTTTGCTTGCGCGGCTGTAAGATAAACCCAAGCTTCAATAGTAAATGGCTCCGATGAACCAATACTCCAATTTCCCGTCTTTGGAACAACAAGCCAATCACCGCCGCCATCAAAGTACATACTCCCCGGAGACCATTTTGCCTGCGATGTCTGCACCCCGCTATTTGCCACCGTCTCCAGATTATTCTTCCCAGTGGCATCTACAATCCCGCCATTCGTGAAGTTGAGTAGGAGAGAGGTGTCTGTAATCGCAGTCAAAGGCGCAGTTGGGGGCGAGAAGATCACATCACCGACGGTTGTGCTTGAGGTCGAGTAAGCCGATACAACGGTGCCTTTAACAAGCCGCAGGTTTGTAAAATATCCAGGCCAAGAGCCGAATGTACCACCCACAATACTTATGTTGGTTGGGAAGTTGTAAGACTGTGATGTAGTTCCAATGCCACGCAAAACACCGTTCACAAAAATACGGGTTTGATTTGTTGATGTACCGGCTCTTGTGAAAGCAACATGCGTCCATTGATTCTGCGGCATGGTAAAACCAGACGTACTTACATCGTTAGCAATACCACGCCTTCCGAGAGTAAAGTTGCCGCTCTCGTAGCCAAAAAACCCATCACCTGTTGAATCACCAATTACAAAATAGAGCGTTCCTGTTGATGCTGTATAAACCCACGCTTCAACTGTAAAGTTGCCAGTACCAAAGTTAAGGTTAGTGTTTGCAGCAACCTGCAAATAATCCCCCGTCCCATCAAAATACCCCGACCCTCCTGTGACGAGTGGGCTGACAGCATTTGCAGGAGCGAAAGGAGAGAAGGCTTGTACGGAGGCAGTACCGTTCCGCGTGACCGTCAGATTGCTGGGGCCGTTGTCAACGAAACGGTTCGACTGACAGGTCAATAGAGCGACTGTGCCGGTAATGGATGTGGCCACGTTCGCACCAGAGGTTCCAACAGAGGTCGCAGTGAACGCAGCGGTCGGAGGTGTGAAGTTTCCTGTGTATAAGGCTTGACCGTTTATGAGCCTTAGATTGGAGATGTATCCAGTTACCCTAGTTTCGTCTCCATTTTGGTCAGCGCCAATGCTTAGGTTTCTTCCCCCGGTCCCAACCGTTGTTGCATTCTGGGTGGCGCTTTGCCCAACGCCGCTAACAAAAATCTTAAGGTTGTTCGTTGCTGTACCGGATCTTGAAACCGCAACGTGAGTCCACGTATTTAATGAGATAGTTTGTGCTGTGTTGTAGTAGGCCGATGTGACCGAGCCAAACCAAAAGCCTAATTGCAAGCTAGAGTTGACAAAGAAATTCCAGTCAGAGTCAATTCCGTACTCTCCTAGACCGGCAATCAATGCGCCTTCTGCGCTAGGGGTGGCGGTCAGATATATCCACGCCTCAAACGTGAAGTCCGTGTTCGCTCCCGGCAGCATGTTTGTATTGCGAGGAATGCTCAGGTAGGTGCCTGACACCCCATCAAAGTAGTTGCCCCACCCCGTAGGACTAAATGGGCTGAACGTACCCTGCGTCGTATTGCCGTTCTTTGTAACGATGAACTCGTTGGGGCTGGAGTCGATGAAGTTGATGTTCTGGGATGGAGCGCGGGTCTGGAGGGTGAGGAGGGATGTGGCCGACTCAGCAAAGGTCGTGTTGACGTTGTTCGTGCTGGGGTAGGCTGCGACGGATGTAGCGCCAGATCTGCCGAGGTTGGCTAGGGATGGGGGCGAGAAGTTGCCGGTGTAGACAGCGACGCCTTTGATAAGCCGAAAATTGCTTATGTAACCGGGAAAATAAGCTTCATAACTTGAAGCACCTGATGACCTTCCTATATTTAGCGTTGGGCTAGAACCTGCATTGATAGTCAATGCGTTTACTGTCAGCGTTTGACTGACTCCGTTCACAAAAATACTGGATGTTGACCCTGATTTTGTGATTGCGATGTGATACCACGTATTCTTTACTGGAGTGAAGCTACACGTTGCAGCATTAACAGTTCCCCAGCTTGTCATCGACAACGTATTACCTGTGAAATTTACGTACAACTCCCATCCTGCATTGGAAGTTGAGCCGTTTGAATAACCAGCAATAGCCGCAAGTTTGTTACCGCTTCCGTTTGTAGCAGGATCAGCGGTGAGATAAATCCACGAATCAACCGTAAAGTCGCCTGTTATGTCGAATACCGAATTAGCAGCTGCGCTTAAATAATCCCCATTCCCATCAAAGTACCCCGCGCCGGTCGTGAAGTCGGTGGATACAAACGGGCTGTTGTCGGTGATGCGGGGGGAGCCTGCGACCGTAATAGCAAAACCAGACCCGCTGTTCGCCGTGCTGTTATCAATGAAGCGGTTGGACTGGCAGGTCAGAAGGATCGTGTTTGGGATATTCCGAAGGGGTTCAGTGGAAGGTGTAAACGCAGCCGTATAGACGGCAGATCCCTTTACAACGCGAAGATTGGAGATGTATCCGTTCGCTGCGTTGGAACTAATGTCCACGCCGATATTGAGGTTTGCTTGTCCCCAAGTTTGATTGTTTGTAGTCGTGGCGACAAGAGCGCCGTTGATGAACATTCGATTGACGCCTGATGCGCGACTGACGGCGCAGTGCGTCCACTGATTGAGAGGGATCTTTGCTACCGATTGAAGGATGGACCCCACCCCATAGTTTTCAAACTTAAGGGTCTGGTCCGACTCCATGTACATAATCGGGCAATTTGCAGCGGCCCAACTAATGACACGATTGGTCGTTGAGGTCGGATAGACCCAGTATTCAATACAGAAGTCCGAGGCTCCGAGGGCCAGGGCCGGGTTCGATGGGATCTGAAGATAATTTGCAGTGCTGTCAGTAAAGAAGCTGTAATTCCCCCCAAAGTAAGGCGAGAACGGACGAGGACCAACGTCACCATTAGGCGTGACAAGGAAGTTATTGGTACTGGCGTCTGCGTTGTAAGACAGGGGCAAGGTCATCGCCTGTGGGCCTGTCGTGTTAGGGACGTTGCCTTGTAGTAAGAGTGTGGTGTAGTTGAAGTACGGATCGCGCTGGAACGGCCAGAGGTTGTTTCTCTGGTAAACCATCTGATCTTTGAGTGACCAGACTCCCGATGCGCTGCTCTGTGTCGGGGTTACATTCGGTAGCTTGATGATGTTGCCGGGGAAGCGAGACATACGTTTTCCTATCGGGCTAAAGCGAGTCGGAAGGGATATTCAGCAAAAGCAGCGTAGATGTAAGTGCCGCTTGAAGTATTCCAGTTTGGATCAGATGTTCTTATTTTGAATCCATTAGACAATATGTCTGTGTTAGCAACCGATGTGGAGTATTCAGCACCCGAAGTGTTTGCATCCAAACCAACCTGAACTACATTATATGGCGCACGAGCTGTATCAAATATTTGCCAACCGTACCCTGACGCAGTAGTTTTAATTAACAACCACCTCGGCCTAAACCCTGTGTACACAAACGGGCCGTCCGTGCTGCCGTTACCAGTATAGCTACCAAACGCTGAGAAGCCGGGGATGGCTGCGAAACAGTAGGCAATCATTGTTTGGCCGGTTCTGTTGTTTCCTCCAATACCACCAGCATAAACGCCGATAACCGATGACGTCATGCCAGATCCCCAGTAGTTTGGTATCGTGGTGTCGACAGCAGCAGTTGAGTTTAAGATCAACAGCCCGTTTGAAACTAAGGACGAATGATAAACAACCCACGAAGCGACCTCAGTTGCTGATTTAACAATTACAAACGATGGTGTAATTCCGAGTCCGTGACCTACGCTATTGTTAGTTGCAGAACCAGTAAACGTCACAACAGAAAACCCAGAAGCCGGGTTAGCCCTGACTGAACTTGTAATCGTTCCTTGTGTGTTTGTTACCGTAGAGCCACCGGCATACCATTGCCACGCGACATAAGTAGCACTTGATGTATTGACCTGAGCTAAAGCACCAACCGTAAAGCCATCAGAACCAAAGGCTGTCAGGCCGGTTGTTTCAGTCGTTTCGGCAGTTGTTGTGTTGGACTCAAGCTGCTTTTGTACGCCACGAACAGCATCGTAAAGCGCATGATCTGTTGCTGCCGAGCGTGACTTGATCCACACCAGATCGGGCTGGAAGCCTGTGCCGGTGACTGAAAGGGAAGAGCCTGTACCCGTGTACAGGACGGTATTGAAGTAATCCCCTGCTTGATTCGTTGACGTTTGACCAATACTCGGCGCGGATAAGTTCGTCGTACACAGCGCCTTAAATCCTGATGGTGCGGTGTAAGCAAATGGGCGTTGGCCGAAGTTAGGCGTAATTGTTATAGAAGATCCATAAATCCCCGCCATAGGAAACACTCCAGACGGAACACTTGACCAATTTTCCCCTGTTCCTGCCGTTGGATTGCCGGACACTTCCCAAACGCCGTTTTTTCCATTCCACATTTTTCCGGTGTCGGCATCAAATGCAAACATCAAAATATCATTAGCGACAGTGCTAGTGAAATACGGGTCCGTCCGGGTTCCATTTGCATATTTGTTCGTACTTTGTCTCGTATAAAATCCTGTTGACGCAGAATTTGGGTCTGCCGTAAGACTTGCAGAATCTGTTAAGACACCGGCTTGATAGCCATTAGACCCATCAGGAGCGCCAGAAACAAGGCATTCCCAATACCATTTTCCCGATGTCAAACCAAAAGTAGAGCGGCAGTGCTTCCAGTTTGCCGCGCCAGAAGTTCCTGAGTTTAGGTTTCCGTTGTTAAGACCTGTAAGCGCCGATGCAAGCGGATTCAGCGTACAGTAATTCCCCCTCACCTCGCCGCCTAGACCCGTATCTGTGCCGTACAGACTCGGCACATCTAACATAGAGTCGTTACCTGATCCTGCGGTGACAGAGAAGTTATTAGGTGTCCAGTTATTACCGTTGCCTGATGTGTCGTAGCCTAATGCTGTCGTGCTGCTGTTGTTGTTGAACCTTAGCCTAAAGCCATTCGTGCCGTAGCTGCCTGTGTAGACTTTAGGTATCCATACGCCTGTCTGGGGATCGGTTTCGCCAAAGGAGGATGGGGTTAACTGTTGACCGTCAACGAAGTTGATTTCTGTCATGTAGCCGTCCATATAACCGCCGGTCACATATCGGCCAATATTATGGATTACGGTGTTGTTAACAGCCGCTGTTGCGCTCGTACTGGGGTCTGTGGAACTTGAAAATGACGTTATCTGCGTACCGTTAACATATAGCTTCACGCGGTCTGAAGGCGTTCCTAATGTCGTGTCGACGGAAACCACAAAGTGGTACCACGCCGAAGGGTCTCTATAAACCGAAGAGCTTGTTTTCCTCCAACCAACGACCCCGGCAGATGAAAAATAATCTGTAAAAAACGCGCCGGAGCCATTTATACCTACAAGAACATAAGGCGGGGATGAAACACTGCCTGCAAAAAAGAATGACCTATCCGCAAAAGAACCTAGCTTTACCCAACCGCTCCACGTCCACGTCGTACGATTACTTGCTGTAGCAGGAGTTCTATCCAGATAAGCTGCCCCATCAAACCGCAGTGATCTCTGTATGACATTAGGCGGTAGAGGCCACGCATTCTGAACCTGAGCCGAGGCTTGTTGCTCAAGCTCCCATACCCCTTGTGCTGAGGTCTGGGTCGGGGCTGTGGGACTAGCCGTTACATAACCACCAAGGAAACGGTCCAGCATGATTAGGTGATTGCTTCAAAGGTTGCTTGGAAAGTCAACGCACTCGCTGTGCCTGACTGAACGGCAACTGATTGGTTCTCCGTAACATAAAAGCTATTGGTCTTATCCACCACAATCAACGTGGACCCAGCAGGTACCGAAATCTGGTAAGCAAAGTATGAAATCACCGTGGCGCTACCAAAGGTCGCATTGTTTCCTATAGCCACCGTACACGTTGCCGCTGCGCTTGTCGTGTTTGCCACCGTGATACTCGTCACACGGTTTACTGTGTTTGCCGCAGGGGTCAGGCCCGTCAGTGATGTCGTACCGTTATATGTCCAAGTCGTGGTATTAGTCGCCGCTGAACTCGGTATGACATAGGCAGAATTGCCGTAAATCGACGTGACATTGACAATATTAGGGTTTGCCATGTTCTAAATCCTATATCAGAAGCCGAAGATCATCGCCATTGCGATAGCTTTACCAGTTGTAATCCCACCGCCGCTTGCTGCCGCCCACTTAACACCAGTCGATTGCGCTGAGTCAGCAGTTAAGACATAAGTATCAGTACCGACAGCCAACCGAACATTGTCTGTGCCATTGCTGACAATGAGATCGCCCTTAGTATTTGCCGGAGACAGCGCATCAAACGCCGCAGTCTGTGCTGTCTGACCCGTTCCACCGTTGGCAATCGCTACAGTGCCGGTTACATTCGCAGCTGTTCCCGTTGTATTCTGATTCAGCGTCGGAACATCAGATACTTGTATAGCCGACATTGAGACGTTAGTTCCATTACCTCTCAAGAACTGAGCATTCGTTACAGCTCCGGCAAGAGCATTTAGCGCAGTTTGTTGAGTTGTCTGACCTGTACCGCCATTGGCAATTGGAAGTGTGCCTGTAACTGTCGTTACGTTGATCGTACCTAAGACTTGCTTAAACGAACCGTTGGTATCAAACGTACCATCCGTGGACCATGTATCACCAGGGTTGAGCGTAACAACAGCGATGTTTCTTTGCGTGCCGTTGTTATCCAAATAGATCGTAACGGTCTTGGCTGTGGTATCTCGGTTCTCAATGGAGATGTACTTGATCGTACGCTGAGAGCCGCTGGACGGTGCAGAAACTAAAGTAACAGGCGTTGTGCCATTTAAAGCACCATCATTCTCGCCATTGGAAAACGTTGTGCCGTTAGAGTCACCGTAATGCGCCGTAAAGTCTGGGTTGGTTGTCGTCGCGGCTCCAGACATCACCGCCTTGATTGTCTTTACTGTGCTATCAAGAACTAATACAGCCATGATGTCCTCTACGAGTTAAACCACGCATACGCCTGGGAGTTAAAGAACGCAGCATTGGACGGGTAATCTACAAACACAAACTTCGTATTAGCAGCAAAACTAACTAGCGATCCCCCACTGCTTGACGCAAGGACCGTGTCCCTAGATAGCGTTGTTCCTGACGAGGTGTACGTCCCTATCCCAACTTCCCACGTACCAGCTATCGGATCTTCAATGGTGTAATACGTGTTGTTACCGTTACCAATCCCAGCGCCAAATGACTGATAGCCCGTTACGGCACCACCAAGCGTCAATGTGCCTGTACCAGCGGTAGTGCTGGTCTCTTTAACTCGGTTGGCAACAACAAAAGCCATTAGGTCACCGCAATGAGCTGATCTTCATTGAACCAACGCTGTTGCGTCTGGTCGTATTCAACAAACTCAACCAAGTAATTGATGTTGCCTTGTTGATCCACACCGATCTGAAGAACTGGACCTTCAGGGATTGGCGTATTGACCTTAACAATCTCACCAACATGAAATGCAGCAGGCATGATGTTTTCCTTATGCAGCGTCGTTAGACAATGAATACGACACGTTTAGTGTGTCGCCGTTAACCACTGAGCGGGTTGCAGCAAACGCACCCTCTGAAAACAACACACCCGATGTGCCGCTCTTGGTGTTGTTGGAAATAACAAACGCACCGTAGATCGTCGCTGTTGAAGTGATGCTGAATGCAGCAGCCGAAGATGTTGAGATCACCGAAGGATCTGCCGAAGTGGAAGAGCCAAACGATAACGTAGGACGATTGGATTGTGAGTAACCAGTAAACTCTGTCCAGCCAGCATGAGATGCCGCTGTATCACCAGCAGCAAGGGTAGGCGAAGGGCTGTTATTAATCAAGCCAATATACCAAGTCGCCGTATACGTGGTGCCGGTAAAGTACTTGTTGTTCATATCAGCTAAACCTTGGTTCACCACCAAGTTGTGGAAGTCATCCTTCCATTTAAGCTGACCGTTAGCGTCGTAACACTCTACGGTGAAAACGCCACCGACCTTTGTATGCGCCGCCGCCAAAGCAGAATTAACCACCGAGGCTTCAAAACGATCCGCTTTAGTTGCGTGATCTTTCATGATTTACTCCTACTCTATGCGAAGAATTGCGTCAGTGGCTGACGCGGCTGGGAATGTAATCACCAAGTCCTGTGCAACTTTGGTAATCGTACTACCGAAATTCAGAACACATACTGCACGGTTTCCATTAGTGGAATTGTAGATCAATGCTCCGGCACAGGAAAGGGTAACGCTGCTAAAAGTAGCTGTCTGAAATGACCAGTAAGCGGTGGTTCCGCTTGTCGTTGGTGTGATGTTTGTGAGTGCAATACCGCCAGCTGTGTAATTGGTTCCACTCGTCGATACTTCCCCAGCGGATGAGTAAACGGTTGTATCTGCACCGAGGGTGGCAGAGGAGAGGTACAAAGCGATTTTGAAAACATTTCCTGTTGTCGCCGTAAAGTTGTGTAACCCCTGGGCAAGCTCCGCTTTATAACTTGTACACGCTGTCTGGATGATTGCCATATTACTTTACCGGATACCGAACCTGACCAGAACGATAAGCATCCTGACGGTCTTTAGCATCACCAAGCTGTTTAAGGAGCGCCATCGCTTCACCGTACATCTTATCCACAGCCGCAATCATATCCGGCTCACCCTTCAAGAAGATATAAGCCTCGCGGATCGACCCATACAGCAACACCGAATCAAAGTTATCACTAAGCCAAGTCTGACCTGAAGATGCGTCCACAATAGATTCAGGATAAAAGTAGTAATGCAACTCCATGGTGTACGCCAAGTTAGGCGTTGGACCAAGTAAAAATGTCAGCTCTCGTGGAGCGTTGTAGTCAGGACCAAAGATAGCGTAGTGTTTTGGTAAGCCTGTAGATGTGGGAGACGGATACGCCTCACGGATAAAGTTAACGTCTTTGTTCAATAAATAGTGATACTCACCCGTTGTTGGGTGGATTGCCGCCATGCTGTAAGGCGACAAAAAGTCTGTAGGGCACTGAAGATACTTATTACCTATCGTAACCGTACCCGTTACGTTGCGACGAAGATTAGGCAACTGCACCGAGTTATAGATGCGCTGCTCTGCCTGACGAATGATGGTATCAATGTCAGTCGTGGAGAAAATATTCTCCACATAATCCTGAACCGCTGTAACGAGCTGGCTGTAATTCACGCCATCGGTCCCCTGCTCATCGTACCTTTAGTCGCAGCACCTGCACCACGCATCTTGATCCCAGAGGTCTTGACTGCATTATTCTCACGGTTGGTGTAAGCACCAACGCTCATACGCAGCGTGTCGGTATTGCGGTGGTCTGGACCAGAACCTGGGTTAGCTTCAACCTTAGTCTTTTTACCAGCCATGGTATGCGGCTCCGCATAAGTTGAGGCAGGACCAACTTCTTTCCCACCTTTTTTCATACTGTACTTAGCCATGTCTTACCCCTGGTTACGTGCGCGAGCCAAGTTACGACCCATCTTCCGCATGTCCATACCCGTAGGGCCACCCTTCTTGAGCTTAGTCAGGGGCTGACCTTTATGCTTGGCACGTTCATGCTTGTGCACTGCACCGGCTACCATCTTTTTGTCTTGCGCTAAATCTTTCTTATCCATCATGGACTCCTAAGAAACGGTAACTGAACCAACTTCTGCAAAACTGACCAAGTGATTTGGCGTCAGGGCAGCGTCGAACCATCGTGCCATGCCCACAGGATTAAAGCCCCACTCAATGACACGAGAGCCACCATCTCCGCCAGGAGCTGGAACATAATAAGATGGCGCATCAGGTCTTGGATTGCGAATAGCTTGCGGATCATAGACAGGGTACATCCCAAGTTGCAACTGTGGTTGGTCAGGCTCCCAACATTCAGGACACACCAAGATATTAACGTTTTTGGTCTTAATAACCAAGGTCTTAAGCTGTTTTAGCTTAAAACGGAAGTTGCACCGATCACACTGCGCTATCGCCCATTTACCAGAGGCGAACTGATTAGGCATCAGAAGCTCCCGGTGTTGCCCAAATACATGCGCCGGGGAACAAACCGAACAGCTGCTTTTTCACGATCCTCGCCAGTAGCGTAGGTCATCTGCTGCTCATACTCAGCCCGTAAAAACTGCAAACGCTCTTGACCTTCAGGAATCTTCTGGGCAATGTAATAAGCCAGCCCTGCCATCAAGCAGGGGTAAAACCTAAATGACATATCAGGCGTCTGGATACCAGACCCAGCATCCTGTATACGGCGCATGCGCCAATAAACTACTTGGTAGTACGGAGAGCCTTGTGTACCTTGGTCAGGGACAGGCCAAACTGTGAATCGGGGGTTCGCCGTGTCTGAGGGTTCGTAGTTGCTTGTTGCTGGGTAGGTCTGTCCAGAGAGCCGTTGGACGTAAATCTGTATCGGTCTGGCTTGAGCAAGTTTGTTTGGGATTGTGGCGTAGGTGGAGACACTAATCCTTGTAAGTGTAAGGTCAGCTTGCGTTGAGGAATTTCCAGCTCCTGTCCTTATAACGTGTTCAAGCAGGTCAATGGTGTCGTTCGGTAGATCGTACGTCGCAGTGCCTTGTACAAGGTTAACAGTCCCTTGTTCAATCGTCCACATGTTAATGCCACGATTTGCCCACTCAATCGTCAGTAAATTCATCGACCTGCGAGCAGTCCGCAAGTCATAACCTGAACGCATCTCACGCCCAGCCCGTTCAAACGCTTCTTCAGCGATCTCCGTAAATTCTGGGGTGAAGTCTGTTGCGCCGCTAGTGGTCATCTATATCTCGCAGTCTTTGCGGCAATTTTTGCCGGTTGTTTGACAAACTGCTTACCTGCACTTTTTCCAGCGCGTTTTGCCTTTGTTGTTGCTGCGTATTCAGCAGGGCTAAGTGCATTAATTGCCGCCGACGGGAGGTATCGCTCGCCAGTTTTGCTAGACGGTTTACCACTTTTGGTCCGCCATTTCTGGTCCCCCCAGTCTTTCAGCGACTGTTGCGGTGCTTTCAATCTCGGTAGCCTCCGCCCGCAGCTTTGTACTTCTTAGCTACGAGTTGAGCTTTCCTCGCGGACCATTGTCCTGCCTTAGTGCCATGAGTCGCTGCGGCCTTAACTTGAGATACGATCTTCTTACGTAACCCAGGCTTGGTGTAATTACCCGCTGCATTAACTTTGCCACCTTCAGCGTACTGATCGAAATCAGTATCGTCTCGCCTAGCTTTACGCTTAGCGGAGGGCATTTTAGAAGGGGCTATGCACCCCATCCCGCGAGACGCCATCACTTTAGCAACTCCCGCCCTTCATATAACCGCCCTTCTTCATAGCGGGCATCTTGCCACCGCCAGCCATCTTGATCTGCTTGCCTTTGGTTTTACCCTTCATAGCAATGCCGTCTTTGCTGGGGGCAGCAGTCTTAACAGCGCCCATCTTGCTTGCGGCCATGCCGCCCATGTTCATCTTTTTCATACCCGTAAACTCCTTACCAACAGATTGAGGGACACCTACCTTCTTTGCAAACTTAGGATTGTGAGCCACAGCTTGCATGAACTTCTCTTGCTTATCACTGACCGCTGGCATCTCTACCCCTTCTTAGCAAGCTGGTCAATCTTTGCTTCAAGCCGCTCAAAGCCTGCATCGAAGCGTTCCATAATTCTTTCAAGGTCTGCACGAACTTCTGCACGAGTGATGTGGTCACGAGCGATTTCTTCTCTTGTTCGGTTTAGCAAAATCTGAATCCGCTTTTGTTCATCAGAAGCATGCTTAAGCATAAACATCACGAGGGCCACAAAAAACGATGTAATCAAGTTCCAAACGAGCGCACCTGTTTCCATGATTCAACACTTCCATGCCCTTAACGACTTGTTAATACGACTGTTCGGATCGTTAGCGGTTTTGGCTGAAGTTAGCTTCTTTTTCATGCCTTTCATTCGGGCGCAAAAAGAATCCCGGCGAGAGCCTCCTTCGGGTTGCGGAGGTTTTAACCCAGGCTTACCGGGATTTGCAGCATTGTAGGAGGCACGGCCTTTAGCATTAAGACCGCCCTTGGGGTTCTTGCCCTCACTACGCTGCCAAGCAGGAGACTTAGCCATAGAACACCGTGACTTTAGCGTTAGATAGTGTTGCGTACGCGCTTGTTTCGCACCTTACGCCCTGGGAGGGGATCACTACATTAAAGGTTTCTCCGTTAGCTAGTGTGTTAATCGTAAACAGAGTCGTACCGCTTGAACCCCCATCTTTGATAATCACACTGCCCGTAGAACCTCCCGGCTCAATAACCAACCCGCGAACACGGGTTGGGTACGCACTAATATCGCCAGAAGCCGCTAGCGAAATCGCTTGAACGTCTGTTTGCATAGCCATAATTGGCCTCCGTCATTAGACGTTTTCAGCGCCGTTATCGCGGACGAAATACTCAACGTAGCCAGAAACAGCACCACCGCTAACCGTATCGCCAGCACCAGCAGTCAGGTAAACCAAACCATCGGGGTAAAGTACATCACCAATGGAGTCACCAGCCGTTGCAGAGATGATGTTAAATGCGCCAACGCTATTTGCTTTAGCGTTGTTCAAGAGGCAGTCTGCATCGCCCGTGGTCGTATCGTTATAACGAACGTAGCCCATGTCAAAACTTGCAGAGCTAGCGCCAGTGCCATCAACGATAAGAATGTCCGTTACCACAGCGTTTGCTGGAAGGATAACGTTTGAGGAATCAGAAGAAGATTTAGTTACTTTAGTACCAGGGTTTGACGCACAAGATGCGTAAAACTGCGCGGCCATTTTCATGGAGCCAGCATAAGCAGTACGAGTAGAGTCACCGCCGGTCGAACGCCAGACGGCTGAGGTAGTAGCGAGAGCCATGATAAATCCTTATGCACAAGTAGCTTGCCAATCGGTGCATCGTCTGCTGGGACAGTTTAGCAAGCTGGGTTTTCCCAGATAATGTGTTTTTATCAGGTTGTGGGGGTTGTGTCAATAAGCTTATTGGATTTGAGAAGGTTTTCTTGTCTAGGGATTACACGCAAATTCCAAGGTACATGTAAGCCGCATACAACCTCAGAACGCAAAGGCACTATGTGATCGACAACATATTGCTCCCCCGTAGTTTTTGTCATGGTTATAGCAATTTGGTATAGCTGGCGTATTTCTGATTTCTGCTGTCTTGAAAGCCATTTTGGAGTGGCTTCTCTGTGTTTACGCCTACGTGCTTTTGTGTCCGCACGAACTTGCGTCTTATGGTTATCTTTCCAAACTTGACGGTATTGCCGCAATACTTCAGGAGGGCGAGTAGCCGCAGCTTGGATGACCTGCTCTTTATTTGTTTCATACCACTCGTTCTTACGGTCTTTAACGTCATCTCGCTTGTTGTACTCACGGAAGTATTCAGCACGAGTGACGTTGGCTTTCTCCCACTCTACTTTTAGACATTCAACACATGCACCTTTGGTTTTACGTGGGGCTATGTGGCCGTGCTTACAGGGTTCACCTGTGAAGTAATACTTAGCGCTTTTGTCTTGGGCTTCTTTGCGGGTTTTGGGTAGGTTTGTGGTGTCCATTTCATCTCCTGTGACTTAGTAACAGGGAATATACCACAGAAACTTTAAAAAACAAAAAACCCCGCCGAAGCGGGGTTCTCTACGCTAAGTGCTTGATTTTTATCAGGCACCCTGCGAACCATAGATACCCAACGGGTCAGAAACCCCGAATGAGTACCTTTCTCTCGCTTTATATCTGACATTCCCGGTGTCAAAATCACCATCCATTGAATTTTGTAACGGTGTACGTACAAAATGCTTCAGACCATTAGGAACATCGGTCGTCAGGAACCAAGCGTTGGTGTCGGTCAAGAAGTGGTTAACGGTGTAACCTTCAGGAATCGAACCATTGTTCTTCAACGCGTTGATGTCGTTGTCGTTAGTACCGACACGGAGTTCGGTTTCCAACAGGCGTGTTGCCACGAACATCAAAGCAGGAGGAACAATAAGCTTGCGAGGCTTAGCAGCAATCAACAAACTACGTTCATCAGTCCATGCTGCGATCTGAATCACAGCGTTTTCCAACGACGTTTCGTTGAGGTCCACGCCCGTTGCGGTCGTGTTGCTGTTAGTACCACCAGACACCAGCGGATGAGCCGTTGAGAACAGGGATTGGCCGTCACCATAAGTAACAGCAGCAGACCAACCATTGTTCAACACAGCAGCAGCTTTAACCTGCTTGGTGTAAGCCATAGCGCGAGCAAGTGCCTTGGTGTAACGAGCAGACAAGCTGTCGTACAGGTTATCTTCAATCGCTTCTTCAGTGATCGAAAAGCCAAGTGCAATTGTTTCGTGCGTATAGCGGGCGGTCCAAGCTTCTTGCGCGTTGTCATAAGCAATCGCAGCGCCTTCGTTCTTCACCGGAGCGGCAGAGAAGCCAGACAGCTTGGTTTCCTCTTCAAACGAACGCTCGGAGGTCTCGGTTTCGTAGATCTCTTTGTGCTCTTCGCCGTACTTTGCATACTCCAGACCGAACAGTGCGTTCAAGCCGGGGAGAAGCTCTTTCAGTAGTTGTGCGCGTGAAATAGCCATTTAAGTTTCCCCTTACAGTCCGGTTGGGTTGTAGTAGGCATGACCACCGAGGAAGGTAGAACCGCTAATGTTCGGCATATTGAACTTAACGATTGCCTCTGGGTAGTAAACCGTACCACTATAAGTAAACGCCGTATCCGGCACCAAATCAACAATACGTACAGGCAAAGAAGCCGTTACGTCAGCGGAACTCAACAGGATGCCCTGCTGCGAATCGCCAGTTGTCGTATTGAGGGTGTTAGCCACCAAAGCGACGTTGTTGTTTACGTTGGTGTAGGTAAGGCCCGTAGTTGTCGAAACAACCGTGGTTCCCGTCACAACAGCAACTTGGAACAACTGATCGGGATCTTCACAGACATAAGCATAGATAAAGGTGTTAGCCTTCACCGAAGTGCCGCTGATCCATGACTGCGACCATGTGGGTTGTCCAGTAACAGACGAAACAAACTGACAGCCTAGAAAGACGCCAGCAAAACCGGTGGCTGGTGCAGCAGTTGTCGAGGTCGATACAGCGATGGTGCCGTCGTTAACAAAAATAACGGGGTCACCAAAACCAATGCTAGAAGCACCGGATGCGATACGACGCTGACGAGTTGCTCCAGCAAACACCTGACCACCGATCAAGTTGATCGGCTTCAAGCCATAGGGCTTGTCTACAGTCGGGTAAGCCATTTGGAATTACTCCTAAGATTGTGGATTGCCACGTCCGAATGTCACCGAAGTCTTGCGCTCTGAAAACAGAGGCATCCTCGGATCGTTCTCGCGCATGAATGAATTATCGACAGAGCGCATCTGAGCATCTGCTTGCGCTTGATAATACGCATTACGTTGCTCAACGAGTTCTACCGGGGTTTTGCAAAGCATCAAACCGCCAACAACAATGTTGTCCTTAAACCGCTGATTATCGTTATCCAGATAACCAGAAATCTCAGGATGATCTTCAGCTCTTACAGGTTCCCAGCCTTCACGGAGTTTTGTTGACACATTACGTGGGTCAGATTGGCCCATCATGGAGACTCGAACCCAACGATACTTATACCCAGGCTCAGGTGTAGGGTCAGGCAGCAACGTGGGGGGTGCCCAAGTGCGAGGACGCTCAACTTTGTCACGGGTTACTGCATCACGGTTTGTACGATTTTCAGCCATTTTGTGTCATCCCTTCCGCTACTTTGCGAGCGTACAGTTCAAGAGGAATTTTTAACTTCTTCGCTAAAGCTACCTGCGTTTGAGTAAGCGTGATTTTCTTGGGCGCAACGCTACGAGACGCTGGAGCTACTACGTTACTACGTCGAGGTTTTTCCTCTTTTACGCTCTCAAAGTTCTCAGGGAACTTCTCACGTATACGAGAGTTGACGCGTTCATAATACTCATCTGAAGTCGGGTCAACACCGTTTTTGACCAATTTCTCATGCAGCCCCAGAGCAAAGCTGGTCATCTCTTCGTCCTGCCCAAACCACCGATTTTGGTCACGCCACGCAAGTGCTTTGGGATCAGGAACAGGCTCTGGAGCGATCTGTGGTTGCATATTTACAGGAATTTGCCTTTCCTGTAAAGGGGCTGGTTTAAAGCTGTTTAATCGTTCAAGCTTTAACTTAGCCGCAGTCAGCGCTTCTTGCGCTTCAACAACCTTATCTGGGTCGAAAGACTCATACGCTTCTTTGTACCGTTTACGCGCTTGCTCAAGCTCTAATTCAGCCGTATTTTTAGCCGTTTTAACGAGCACGTCGGTATTACTGCCGAGGTCTTTCTTAAGTCGATTGTTCTCATCGACAAGTTGCTGAGCAAATCTCAAAGCTTCTTCACGTTCTCGCAGTGCTGCTTCTTTAGCCCGACGCTCGTCATGATAGCCATGAGTTATTTTCTTAATACGTTTCTGTACGCTCTCGTCGTACTTAGAGAGATCTTCGTCAGTGACCTCGTTGATAGGCTCATCAAGCGGTTTGCGGTCTTTGTCGCTCTCAGGCGTATCGTCAACTACTTCAATCTCAAACTCACTGTCCGCTTTAGCGTCCTGTTTAGTCTCTTTTTCAGCTTCATCAGGAAACTTAAATTCTTCTTTATCCATTGCCATAGTTCACCTCACGCAGCACGTCGGATACCACGGGGATCTTCAACCACCGCTTCGACGGAATCATCGTTAATCAAACGAAACTCTCGGTCATGGATCATGATCCGAGTACCTGTGTTGGCGCGTACCAAAATAAAATCACCCTCTCTGCACCACGGACCTGTAGGGAAACGAGACGGATCAGCGTAGGCAAGATCTCCCAGCTTTACGACAAACAGCACATTAGTAAGCAGCTCTTCATGCTTAATCGTGATGTCCGCTTTTACGATCCCGCTATCAAACTTTTCTTCGTAGTCAGGTATAGTGCACAGGATCTTGTACCCTTTAGGTACAGGCAATTGCTTTGCCTTTTGTTGTGCCGCTTCAATAACAGCCTCCGCTGTGTCATTCATCTTCAAATTCCTCATAACGTTGCACAAGGTCTTGGATTTCCATCTTTGCTAGGCGCAGACCCTGGACAACGCCGCACAAATTTTTGTATTCAGCGAAGTCTTTCGCTCCGCTTCCCACTAAAGAGTCCTTAACGGACTCCTCACGCTCTAACAGTCTTTTATTTAGATGCTCAAGCATCTGCCGTTCGTAGGTCATTGACCACCTTTCATACGTGCTTTGAGGAGATCAAACTGCAACTTACGATCATTCTGCTGGTTCTGGTTCTGCAACTTAATGCCTTCTTTCTGGGCATCAACAGCGATGCGCTGCTGCTCGACCTGCAGTCTCTGTGCTGCAATCTGGGCGTCGATCTGATCTTTAGCGGCTTTGCGTTGCTGTTCTGCCGCCTTAATCTGCAAGTCCTGCTGCTGTAACTGCACCAACGGATCTGCTGCGATTGCCTGAGACTGTTGCTGTGCAGCTTGTGCTTGATGAATCTGTAGGACTTGTTGTGCAGCTTCAGCCACATATTTCGCCATCGCAAGCTCTTCAGCTTCGGACACTTTCTGCTCCGGTCCAGGTAGCGGCGCACCGACACGTTGTTCAATCTCTTGACGATAGGCATACCCAAGGTGCTCAGAGACATGAGCCATAATCGCAGCTTGCATCTGCTGCGCCATCGGGGACTGACCAATCGTTGCAGCAATCTTAGGATCTTGCATGAACGCCATGTGCGTTGAGATATGCGCTTGGTGGTCCTGATAAATAAAGGCTTTTAGGGGTGTGCCTTTTAGCGCGTTCATGTTCTCCGTCACAGGATCTTTAGGCGTCTGATCGTCAGGTAGTGGTACCAACTTATCAGCATTGGGAATACCCAACACATCGAGCATCTGCCTATGCAGCCGTGGGAGGTCATAAAGCTGAGGTGCCCCTTGAGCTAACTGAAGTGCCGCTTGGTACTGCACCACCCGCTGAGCCATGGTCGAGGCGTTAGGATCAGAGACGGGTATGACCTCAATGATGTCGTAGTCCTCAGCCTTGACCTGTGGGGAGCCATCTTGTGGTGTGTAGCTATAGTCCGGTGCGGTGTACTCGCGGATGATCTCTTTGAGGAGTTTGAACTCTTCCTTCATCGCCGCATGGATGCGAGCCTGTACTGCACCCATCGTCTTGAGCTGTCGCTCTAAGAGAGCCAGCGTTGTACCCACCGGAGCTTGACTCGACATGTCGCTGATCTTCATATCAGCCATACCACTGAGCCGTCGCGCTTCTTCAGTAATTTGATTAAGTAGTGCTAATAAGACCTGACTTGGTTCTTTGTACGGCAGCGGCAGGATGTTGTCTCGTATAGCACCTCCAGGCACATCCACATCTCGCCATTCACCAGGAGCTATTGGTGTGTCATCACCTTTAATGCGTAGCCCTCTGGACTTAAGACCGCCGGGGAGGTTAGACAGTGAGCCTGCATCCACAAGCTGACGGATCAGCATCGTACCTGCGGTGGCATAACCACCAATAATATGTATCAACCCGAAGCCATATGCTCCAAACCCAGGTATATACATATAGTGCACAAAGTGCTGACGCGCACGTTTCTGTGAGTCATCTTCCCGATAGTTGCGGCGGATGGCGAGTACTTTATTAGTGCCTTTATCAATCGTAATGACGTAGGGCACCGGCAACTCTTCCTCATACCCCGGCAAGTCATACTCAGCGTGGATCTCATAGATCTGATACCGCTCATCGCGGGTGGGCTGCTGACCTTCTTTCTGCGCCTTGGCTTTCTCAATATCTGTCTGACTGGGGTCAGGCTCACCAAGGTCGATGTCCCTATAAAACCCACTGACCTGCAACCGCTTAATGTCATTCTTAGTCTTACGCATCACATGAGTGAGGCGGTCTGTACGTCGAATGTTTGTCACACCATAGGGCAAGATGACATCTTCAGCAGGAACATAGAAAGACACCTGTCGCTCAAGCGACGGATCGTAGTAGACTTTCTTAAATGATGACCCCGCAAGGGCAACACCCCACAGAGCACGTTCATGCTCACTGCGGTACTCAGGCATCTTGTCCGTAAGCTGATAGTTCATATCAGCCTGCACCCGTTTGGCAGCTTCTTCAACTTGTGGGTTCCAAGCTCCAATGATGTTGGTCTTAACCGGACCTTGCGCGGGGAATGTCTCCATAATAGACTCGCTCTGGAAGCGAATCGCTGACTCAGTCAGCAACGTAGAGAACACCCCACAAGCGCCATCCCAAGGCTCAGTCACCTCATCGTACCGAAGGCCAAGAACATCCAAACCCTTGACATACGTATCAACCCAGTCTTTGCGACTATTAATATCAGCCTCAACTAACTCCATCAGATCAGAAGATAGCTTCTGTAAGTCAGCTTCAGACATGAAATCTGCAAGATTAGCGTCAAAGTCCTCAGCCGAAGGCTCGTCTGGCACAAGTTCAATCTCCACCCCACCCACACCAATACTCATACTTTCGGGGTTCTCAACTTCAATCTCGATGGGAGCTTCTTGCTGCGCCAACATCTCGATGCCTTCAGGCATTTCATAAAGTGCTTTACTGATTGCCATGATCTGTCCTATAAGTAATACCCACGTTTCTGCCCTCTGAACCCACGGAAATATCTCACGTCGTCAGGTTCATCGCTAGGCAGCGAAATAAACCCACCCTGCCTGAAGCGTAGCAAGGCTTGTGTCATTGTGTCCACGTAGTCGTCATTCTCACCCACAGGGAACGCAGCAACCTCTTCAATCACTTCTCTGGCCCAGCGTGTGTCCGGTGCCCACACCTTACCACTTGCAAATATATCGGCAACAGCGTTAACGCGCACGTGCTTGTCGTTACCACGGGACGGACTGAACTCCTGGATCGGCACACCCAGTCGGTGTAGCTCCTGCAGGAGAGGAGCGCCTGCTGCTTTCTTTTCAATCAGCACGATGTCTGGCTCGTACTCCTTATACATCTCCATCGCCCGTGCTTTGAGGTCAGGGAAGTTAAGGCGTGCCTTAAACGCATCAAGCAGCACAATATTGGGCGAACCGCCGTCCTCGTCGTTATACCAGATACCCCATGTCGTGCAGGCCGTGTAGTCCGAGGGTGTCTTTGTCTCGTGCGCAGTGTCCCAAGACTGAATAATAAATTCACACCGTGGCGGATCTTCGTGCTCCCAGACCTTCCACATATTTCTCTGGATAACAGCCGCTGCATCGCTTGTCGGCTGCTGCATATATTGCGCTTGCCAGTAGCGCGGGTCCATCCCCGCACGTTTTGATTTTAATTGGTCAAGAGGCCACTGCTCAGGCCATAATGATTTTTCATTATCTTCATTCTCATTTAATATCGCAGGTAATTCAACAATTTCCCATTTATCTGATTCAGGATTTTTAGTTTGATAATCAATTAATTTACCCGTTAAATCAATTAAACTCCAACGGGTCATAATAACTATAATCGCACCCCCAGGCATTAATCGCTGTAATGGTCCAGTTTGAAACCACGACCACGCCTGATCGAAAGTTAATCTCGAATTAGCTTTTATATCTTGTTCAGAATGTGGGTCATCAATAACAAATAAATCAGCGCCACGACCAGCCAGAGCACCACCAACCCCAACAGCATAATACTGACCTCCTGCACCGGTAGACCATTTTCCGGCTGCTTTTTGGTCGTCTGCAAGCGCTGTTTTAGGGTAAATCTCTTGATATTCATCAGAATCAACTAGGTTTTTAACTCTGCGCCCAAAATCTTCTGATAATGATGCCGTATGTGTACCCATAATAATTTTTTTATTAGGGTATCGACCAAGAAAATATGCTGGAAATAAATAAGAACTGAATTCTGATTTACCCATACGCGGGGCAATATTAATAATTACCCGCTTTTTATTACCATTAACTACATCTTCAAATATTTTTGCTAATTTTCTATGGTGGGCGCCTTCTTTAAACCCTGGATATACATGGTGGGCAAAAGATAATAATGAAGTCTGCGCACTTTTAATGCTTTTACGACGTTCAAATTCTTCTAATAATGCCAAAACTTCTGCTTTTTCTGTCGCAGGCATTTTAGGCAGCGCATGTCGTAGCGCTTCCACCTCATGATTACTCAGATTCATGCGGTTTTTCCGAGGCTTCTACCTCAATAGCGCCCATATACTTGCCAAGCTTGGCTTTAATCTTCTCTTCAATCTCCGCGTCTGACATTTCTGTCTTTTTAACCTCCACGCGGTCCGTAAATAGCGCCACTTCGGTCACTTTACCCAGCATCTCAAGCGCTTTTAGCCTGTATCTGGGGTCTGGGTGCTCCGTATCCTCCAGAATCTTAGCCACGGCGTACCCACGCATCTGTCGCGCTTGCTCAACAAAGGCCCAATCGTAAGCCGTCAGCATGCCTACAAGGTGCCGCACAGCCTCTGGCGTCGTATTAGCCATCAATTTCTTCTTAACCTGATCGGTAGGCGCTCCTGCGGTCATCGCTGCAAACGCAAGCTGCGCGTTCTTCTGTTGTGCCTTGGCGTCTACTTCCGCTTCGGATGCTGCGCCGATGGATTCTAAGAAGTCTGCAGTTGCTACTTGCGCATCAACGACTTGTTGAGGCGAGGCTTTATCCACCATCGTCATAGCTGGTGGGCTGTCATACACAGTAGGCGTAAGAAGATGTTCAAACATGCGAGGGAAAAGGGGCACCTCTGTTTAAGTGGGCGTAGATTAAAGGTTTATTGACATGTATGCAATAGGCAGCTATTCTATAAGTGTAGCTATGTCCATGCTACTCTCCTTGAGTTGGGCACTTCCCCCCGACGATTTATCCCGGCATCGCGCCGGGAATTTTTTATGTATCAATGTCAATTATTTGACAATACTTAAGTACAATTTTTTAAAATTTTTTTGGGCAGGTGTTTGTTTTTGGTATGGGGGTGGTGTAAGGATTTGTAATTAATTTGCGTACTTAGCGTGGGTGGTGTAAAAGTTTGTAAAAAATATGTGGTGTGGGAGTGAAATAGTGTCCATACGGCATCGTCCCTGCATCGCACAGTTGGGGGGATACGGGAGTAGTGGGGTTGTAAAACTGCCGAAAAGCATAACCCCCGTCAGGCTCTCCACAATACGTTGTGGTATAATATAGTTGTGGTCGGGATGCTGTTGCCGATCACGCATTCAGACGGCGAGGGTCGCGGCAGGTTTCAAACTCTGTCAAATCAATCGACAAACTAACCCAAGCAACACCAAAACCGCCTACATCATCAAACAGCACACACTAACGGGGACACATGTCCCCTTTTTCTTTTGGAGAGTAAATATGGCTAAGAACCTTCAACCCGCATACGTTGCAATGCTCAAGTCCGCCCTTATCAACATGGACAAGCTAGCAACTAACTTTGCAGAGCTTCAAGACTATTTCTATGGCGATGATGCTGTCGTCATCCGTCAATCCATCATTCACACCGTGGGCAAGCATTACGGTGTTGATGTACTCGAAGGGCAGCGCAAGGCAGCAGGCACATACGTGCTCGACAAGGACGCATCCAACTACGAGACTGCCAAGAAACAACTCCAACGGCTTATCGCTAAGATCATGGAGCCAAGCAAAGGCAAAGCAGAACCCAAGCCCAAGAAGCGCGTTGACGCAGTCAAGAAAGTGCTCGACTACATCAACAAAGCCAAGCTCACCCCCAAGCAACTCGCTGCCATCAAAGCAGCACTTTGATTCATATCGGGGACACATGTCCCCTTTTATTCCCTCACTTATCAAGGAGAACTACCATGAACAAATACTGGCACGACACATTCACCAAACTCACCCACGAGCAGATGCTTGCGCTCAAACACCAACAAGACGCTCCACGCCCAACCAAGCCCACTCTCGAACGCGGCACACACGCTCCAACCAACGACCAGATGATCGCTCTGCTATGGCGCTTCAACAACGACAAGCCCTCACGCTGGCTATAGTTCTCCTTAACACGTTGTGGAGTGATTATTTCACATTATGAAATGTCCAGTGCGACCCAGTTTTTTGTGCAGCTTGGACATAGGCGTGGTACACGGAAAAGCCCCGTCCCACGGGGCATCCCCTATATCTATATCAAAAGTCATTAGATATATATAATAATAATGGGTAATGTATTAATATGTATAAGAGCCTTTGCTTCCCTTTTTCTTTTTTACTTTCCCAAGTTTGTGTTTTCCCAAAATTTGGTGGACACCTGGACACTTTTGCCGATTTCCCCGCAGCTATTGGGCTCCCGACTGTCCACTTCATTTTCCGCAATTCGAGGCGACTATGCTGCAAGCCCTGTGGTTATTGGGCAAACCACTGTCCACTACCCATCTGGACAATGTGGACACTTTTGACACTTTTTGTAAAGGATTAGACATGTCACACGCTAAAACGACCCACACACGCACCTGCACCAAGTGCAATCTCACCTTCCCAACCACTCATTTTCGTTATCTTGGAACCCGCGCACAGGCAATTTCGCGTGGTTTATCCGGCAACCGTTTACCGTGGATTGAATCCAAACTCTGCCGAGACTGCCGCCCCAAACGCAGACACATCAGTGAGCTATCACGTAAAGAACTAGCCAACCGCGTAGCGTCTGGCGACCTCAAGCAAATTGACTACGACGCTGAGATCGCACGACGCAAGGCACAAGAATCACGTAACAAGAAAGCAGCCATGCTCCTGCATCACGTCATGCTCAAGTACCCATCATTGAAACCAGAGAACGTGAAGCTGCAACTACTTGAGCAGTCCATACGCAGAGAACAGCAAGCGCTCATTGCAGAAACAAACCGCACCACTAAGCTACGCCAACAACTAGCCAACCCCATCAACAACCCTTTCACAATACGAAAGCGAGGCAGACCCACCAAGAAACTAATCCCAACTATCTAACCCAACAACAACGCCCAACCCAACGGGGACACACATGTCCCCATATCTCACAAACAACTCAAGGAGAATCACATGAACTGGGACGCCATCATTGGCTACGCCATAGCTTTCGCTTTTGGTGTAGCGCTGACCATACTCATACTAGGAGATTGAGATGAACGGATACGAAACGTGGGGAAACTTAAACGTGCTCAAGTATGAGCAGAAGAAAGAGCCGGAGTCACGCGAGGAGTACCTGCGCCAAGAGCGCATAGCCGTTGGGCGAATCTGTCGGTGCGGTGAGTGCCTGTGCTGTGAAGAACTGGCAAATGCAACTAAAGGAGAGCAAGCATGAAAACAAATGAACTAACAGGACTTGCCCTTGATTGGGCAGTGGCGAAGTGTGAATTTGATGGTGCGGAAGACTGGGACGGAACACTCGAAGGGGTGGATGTCGTATCAGACCTGAATGGTGGAAGATACCGCCCATCAACCGACTGGACGCAAGGTGGCCCGATTATTGAGCAGGAGGAAATCTTTCTCGCCAAGTCTTTGCGTGGATGTTGGAACGCAATGGCATACGACGCGCAGCATACCGCTACTGCGTTTGAAGATGGCCCAACCCCACTCATCGCAGCTATGCGGTGCTACGTAGCATCAAAACTTGGAGACGACATCGACATACCAGAGGAGCTTATATGAAACCAGACCCACGCTACACCGCGCTGAAGATGCTCAAGCTCTACGGACACTATGCGCCCATCCACTGCACATACCACCTCAACCTGCACGACAAGGGACGCATCGGCTACACATACTGGACGGAGGTGTACCAAGAAGTTATGGAAGAACTAATCGGGGACGCTGATGTCCCCATATCCCCACATCTCACAAACATCTTAAGGAGAACTAACATGCTTGACTAACACAATGTCTAATACTTGACAACTTACCCCACCTGGGGTCTAATCATATTTCTCACAAACAACTCAAGGAAACTATTATGGACATGAACAACATGCTCTCACACGCCCAAGTCACGTCGGCGATCAAGGCGTTCAACGCTAACGGTGTGCGGCGTACCATCTACGTGCAGGGTGAGAACGGCATAGGCAAGACGGCCTGTGTCATGGCGCTGCGCAACGACCCGCAGTTCGCTAACCACATCTTCGTCGATCCCATCGACGCAACGCAGATGTCTGATGGTTCGGTGTGGATGCCTGACATCGACCGCGAGGCAGGTGTATCACGCGAGTTACCCAACGAGCGCTTCGGGCTGAGCAGGACTAACCGGCTCGGTGTCAACGGCTCGCGTCCTGTCGTGGTGTTCCTCGACGAGGTGGACAAAGCACCGCAGTACATACAGAACGTACTTGCGCCCATCATGTATGACTACCGCGTGGGGGACTATCACTTCCCCGAAGGGTCGCTCGTCATCGCTGCGTCTAACCTCGGCGCTGAGGGTCTCGGTGATAGCACACGTGCACACATCCGCAGCAGACGCATAACCGTGCAGATGCGCAAGCCCACGCAGCCTGAGTGGAAAGAGTACGCGATCAACAAGGGTCTCGACTACCGAGTGATTGCTACAACAAGTCAGTACCCCTCGCTGTTTGACTCATTCCTCGACTATGAGGAGGGGGGCAAGCACCACGACAAGACGCTCAAGCTCGACAACCCTGACATCTACAACCCACGCGAGACGCAAGACAGCTACGCGTCGCCTCGCACATTCGAGGCATCCTCGGACATCGTGCGCTGTATGGACATGATGGATGCGCAGACGTTACGTGCGCTGTTGTGGGGTGCGGTGGGTGTGGCTGCTGAAAAGATCCTCACAGTCATACGCCTCGGTAACACGCTGCCTGACTACATGCTCGTGTGTAACAACCCCACGGGTGCGCCGTTGGTCAACGACCCCATAGCACAGATGGTGCAGGTGCAGCAGTTTGTGTCACGCGTTAAGGACAGGGACGAGGCGGCAGCAGTTACAACATACGTGACGCGCATGCCACGCGAGGAGCACAAGCAGTTGTTCATCAACCAGATCGCTAACTCGACAAAGGTGACGTACTTCTACACCGTCGAGCCGTTCCAGTTGATGCTGCGTGAGTACAACAAGTTTGTGAATGTCTGATCCGTAGTTGCAACAAACGGGGACGCACATGTCCCCTATTACTTTAGGAGAGTTACCATGACACGTTTCAACATAGACACCTGCTCACTACTCGTTGAGTTCAACGCGTCCGTATGGACAGCACGTAAGCTCGACAAGAAAACAACCGACGAGGTTGTGTCCAGCAAGAACGCTGCTGCTAAAGATGCAGCACGAGTCAACAAGCACCTGCTCGCAGGTCGCAACGAGCTGGACGTGATCCAGACTTACATTGGCAGTGTGCGCACATTCGTGTACGAGAACACCATGCCGTGGTCTGACAATGGCTTGCGCTTATTACCGACGACGTTCTTCATGGAGTTCAGCAAGCGCATGCACGACAGCGAGGACACGTTCTTCAGCTACGTCGAGGACTTCATCAAGGTCTACCCGTCACTCATCACAGCACAAGCGATGGCGCTTGGTGACATGTTCAGACGCGAGGACTACCCCACGCCCGATGAGTTGCAGAGTAAGTTTGCGTTCAAGGTCAACTACATGCCTGTGCCCACAGCGGGTGACTTCCGTGTGGACGTGGGCAACGACGCACAGAAAGAACTGCAGGACAAGCTCAACAAGCTCGCAGATGATCGCGTCGAGGCAGCGATGCAGGACATACGCCAGCGACTCAAGACGCACCTCACGCGCATGCAGGACAGGCTGGGGTACGACAACGTGGACGGGGAGAGTAAGACGCGCAAGTTCCACGACTCACTCGTCACGGGTGCGCTTGAGTTATGTGACATGGTCAAGCACCTCAACATCGTGGGGGACGTTGAGCTTGAGCAAGCGCGTGTGGGCCTGTCACAGGCACTAAGTGGTGTGGACGCTAAAGAGTTACGCAACAACATGTCCGTCCGTGAGGACGTGCGCAAGAACGTCGATGCACTCATCGACAAGCTGTCGTTTTAACTTTAACTACAAGGAGAGATGTTATGTCATTTACTACACTTACCCCACGTGAGCGCATCACGGCAGTGGGCATCGACTTCACAAAAGATACACGGTTCGCACAGCTCAGCTGTGTCGCTGTGGTTGGCGACATCGAGATCTCTGATCGTGTAACTTACGCTGCGACTAACGGTCGTGACGAGGTCTATAACCCTGACTTCGTGGTGTCACAGAATCGCAAGCAGATGCGCTACGTGCGTGCACACGAGCTGCTGCACAAACAACTCAAGCACTGCCACGCATACCGTGATGTG